GGTAACGCGCGACCGCAAAATTTCTCTAGTGACAGAATTTTGACATTAATTCGAGGATGGTCAGAAAATTGACACAAACAGCACATAAAACCAGAGGCAGACCGCCTATTCAAGATGCCGACTATAATGCGGCTAGAGCGCGTAAAATGGAAGCTGACGCGCAGATGGCAGAGTTAGAGTTATTGCAAGCAAAGCGCAATCTAGTTTCATCAGAAGATGTTACAGCCGCGTGGGTGGATGTGCTAGCGGCTATGAAGGCAAAGCTACTGGCACTGCCTACAAAGTGCGCTCCTATTTGCGCTACCGAAAAAGATATCAAAGTAATCCAAAGCGTAATCGAAAATCAAGTTAGGGAAGCATTAGATGAATTATCAGCTTACCAGCCCGATGAACACGCTGGACGCACAACAGGCACTAATAGCAGCAGTGCAACAGGCGATGGTGACATTAAAGCCGCCCCCGCGTCTAAGCGTAGCAGAGTGGGCAGACCTAGAAAGGCGGCTAAGCTCAGAAGCTAGTGCGGAAGCTGGCAGATGGCATACCGCTAGGGCAGAATATCAAAGAGGCATAATGGATGCTATCTCTGAGCCTGAGTTATCCGATGTTGTGGTTATGGCAGGGGCGCAAGTAGGTAAAACCGAAATGCTACTTAACTGCATCGGCTACCATATCGCGCATGACCCTGCACCTATGTTGCTAGTGCAGCCTACAGCAGAAATGGGCGGGGCATTTAGTAAAGACAGGCTAGCCCCTATGTTGCGTGATACCCCGCAGCTTAAAGGCAAGGTGAAAGACCCGCGCAGCCGCGATGCAAATAATACAACTATGCACAAAGTGTTTAGCGGTGGGCATATTTCAATTGTCGGTTCTAATAGCCCTGCTGGTCTTGCCAGCCGTCCTATCCGCATAGTGCTTTGTGATGAGGTGGACAGATACCCGCCTAGTGCTGGTAGTGAAGGTGACCCGATACAGCTAGCGCGTAAACGCTCTGCAACTTTCTGGAATAGAAAGATTGTAATGGTTAGCACACCGACCAATAAAGGTGCGTCTAGGATAGAGAGTGCATTTGAGGAAAGCGATAAACGCTACTTCTATGTGCCTTGCGAAGATTGTGGGCATCATCAGCGTTTAGTCTGGTCTAATGTGCGCTGGGATGAAGGCAAGCCAGAAACCGCGCATTATATGTGCGATGACTGCGGCAGCGTTTGGGATGATGCAAAACGCCATCGGGCTATTAGGGCTGGCGGTTGGCAAGCTACCGATGAATTTTCTGGCGTGGCTGGCTTTCACATATCGGGTATTTACAGCGTTTGGACACCGCTTGCAGATGCAGTGCGAGATTTCTTATCAGCAAAGAAACTACCTGAAACCCTGCGCGTATGGACAAACGTTTATCTAGCTGAAACGTGGGAAGACCAAGGCGAGCGCGTGGATGATTACGCTATATCGGAACGTGCAGAAGAATATTCAGAAAAGCTAGATGCTGGCATAGTTTGCATTACCGCAGGGATTGATGTGCAAGATAGTTATCTAGCCCTAGAGATAGTCGGGTGGGGCAGGGATGAGGAAAGCTGGTCTATCGATTGGATTACCCTTTATGGTGACCCATCTACCCCGCATCTATGGAATGATTTGGATAACCGCTTGCAAGCCATCTATGAGACTGAGGATGGTCGGCAGCTAGGCATCAGGTCGGCTTGTATTGATAGTGGTGGTCACTATACGCAAGCGGTGTATAACTACGTCAGGCCGCGCGAAGGAAAGCGGATATTTGCTATTAAGGGTATGGCTGGCGAGACACGCCCTATTGTCAGCAAACCTACCAGAAACAACATCGGCAAAATCAAACTGTTTACCATTGGCGTTGACAATATCAAAGAATTGATTTTTAGCCGTTTAAAGGTTACAATGGCGGGAGCAGGGTTTTGTCACTTCCCAACAGGCCGCGATGATGAATATTTTAAACAGTTGGCAGCTTCAGAAAAGATTGTCACAAAATATCATAAAGGCTTTCCGCGCAGGGAATTTGTCAAAACACGCGCTCGAAATGAGGCACTTGATTGCCGCGTTTACAGTTATGCCGCTTTGTCGATACTGTCATTGCGGCTAAATGATATTGCGGATAGGATTGCAAATGCACCAGCAGAGCCAGAAAAGCCACAGCAACCGCAAGTGCAGAATAGTCCTATTTTTAAACCACGCCCATCGGGCGGTTTTGTGAACGGCTGGCGATAATGGCAAATTTATTTGATGTAGCTAATGCACCTACTACCGAACCTGAAACGTTTGCGATAGGTGATTTTGTACAATGGAAGCGCGAAGATTTAGTAGGCGATTATCCTACTGCAACGCACAGCGCAGAATGGGTAGCTAGAATATCTGGCGGTGGCAGTGAAATCAAAGTAACGGCTACAGAAACATCAACTTATTATTTATTTACCATTGCTAGCGCAACAAGCTCTTCTTTCACGCAAGGCCACTATCACTGGCAGCTAGAAATCACAGAAACATCATCAGGCAACCGCATCATCGTTGATACAGGTACGCTTGATATTGAGCATGATTTAGATGATAACGTAGACCCGCGCAGTCACGCGCAAATAATGGTTGATAAGATTGAAAGCATTTTGCAGGGCAAAGCTGATGCAGACGTTAGCAGCTACAGCATAAATGGACGCAGCCTAACAAAAATGTCATTTCAAGATTTAATAGACGCGCGTGATTTTTACCGTAAAGAGTACGCAAAAGAGTTGCAGCTAGAACGCGCTAAAAATGGCGATGCTACAGGCGCAACAGTTCTAGTGAGGTTTTAGATATGGGCGTGATGGATTTCTTTAAAGGCAAGCCAAAGCCTCAAAAGCGCAACTATCAAGGCGCAAATATCGGTAGACTATTTAGCGATTTCATATCATCTTCACGCTCTGCCGATAGTGAGATTAGGCCAACTCTACGCACCTTGCGCGATAGATGCCGCGAGATAAGCCGTAACCATCCCTATGCAAAACGCTATCTACAGATAATGACTACTAACATCGTAGGCGCAACAGGCGTATCTTTACAGGTTCGCAAGCGCAACGATGATAACAGCCTTGATACCGTAGGCAATCGCCTTATCGAGCAAAACTTTATGGCGTGGGGGCGCACTGGATTTTGTACTGTTGATGGTCGTTTAAGCTGGATGCAAGCGCAGCGTTTGTTTATGGAAACGCTAGCGCGTGATGGCGAAGTAATCATAAAGAAGATACGCAGACCGTCAGGCAATCCATACGGTTTCAGCTTGCAGTTTCTTGAAGCTGATTATCTCGATGAAGAATACAATAAGCGGCTATCTAACGGTAATGAAGTGCGGATGGGCGTTGAGATAGATAAATCTGGCAAGCCAGTTAGCTATTTCATGTTCGAGGATCACCCGCATCACGATTTTAGCTACGGCTCAACCACTAAGCGTAGACACATTCAAGTGCCAGCAGATGATATTATTCACTGCTTTATACAGGAACGCGCAGGGCAAACCAGAGGCGTACCTATGATGAGCAACGCCTTATCTCGCCTAAAGATGCTGGATGGCTTTGAAGAGGCTTCCCTAGTAAATGCGCGAGTAGCCGCATCAAAGATGGGCTTCTTTGTTAGCCCCGAAGGTGATGGCTTTGTAGGCGATGATTATGATAATCATGCACCAATTATGGACGCTTCGCCTGGCACGTTCACACAACTGCCGCAGGGTATGGATTTCAAAGCGTTTGACCCATCGCAGCCAACAGATAATTTTGCTGATTTTGAGAAAGCTATTCTGCGCGGTATCGCATCAGGGCTAGGCGTTAGCTATGTATCACTTGCTAATAACCTAGAGGGCGTTAGCTACTCATCCATCAGGCAAGGCACTATCGAAGATCGTGATCACTTCAAAATGATGCAGCAGTTTATGATTGATGCATTTATTGACCCTGTATATCGTGCGTGGCTAGAAATGGCTATCACTGTTGGCAAGCTAAATCTGCCTATGGGTAAATATGATTTATTTGCAGATAACGTAATCTACAGACCGCGCGGATTTGCGTGGGTAGACCCACAAAAGGAAATAAATGCGAGTGTAACCGCGCTGAATAACGGCATTGTTACCTTGCAGGATATACACGCGCAATACGGTAAAGATACAGAAGATGTATTTGAACAGATTAACCGCGAGAGCGAATTAGCAGACCGATACGGTATTGACACCGCTTTCCAGCCATATGGCACTAAGCTTCCAGCGCAGCCTAGCATTGATGTAGGACAAGATGGCGAAGTATAAAGGCGCAGACATTAGCCTAAAGCCTACTGAGGGTATGGCGGCAGAGGCGCGTAAATTCTTCAAGTGGCGTGAAGAAGGCAATCAGGGCGGCACTGCGGTAGCTGTAGCAAGAGCGCGTCAGCTTGTAAATCGTCAGGAATTGTCGGCTGATACAGTACGCAGAATGCACAGCTTCTTTAGCCGCCACGAAGTAGACAAACAAGCAGAAGGTTTTAGCTCTGGCGAAGAGGGCTATCCATCAAAAGGCCGCGTGGCGTGGGCAGCGTGGGGCGGTGATGCAGGGCAAACTTGGGCTAGGGCTAAAGATGCCGCGCTAGACCGCATCGATGAAGGTGAACGCGATATGACAAACGATTTAAATTCTGATAATATGACCCTAGATGTAGAGGGCGAAGATATGGAAAACAGACATATTATTGATGTTACCGAAACTGATGAAACTTATACGGTTACATTTGAAAAGCATAGCGAAGAAATGCGGCCTTATGATGATGAGGAAAAAGAGGAACGCTTTGACCGTTCTGCGCTGAATTATCGCGCGGCTGATGGCGAAATGGTTAATGAAGATGACCGCAGGGTGCGAATGTCATTATCATCAGAAGAGCCTGTAGAGCGTTCATTTGGCCTAGAAGTGCTAGAGCATAGCGAAGAGGCAGTAGATTTAACAAGGTTAAACTCTGGTCATGCACCTTTATTGCTAGACCACGATTTAACTAAACAAATTGGCGTTGTCGAACGTACATATCTTGATGCAACTGACCGCAGACTACGGGCAGTGGTGCGCTTTGGAAAAGGTGCGCTTGCTAGAGAGATATACGATGACGTTAAGGATGGTATCAGAAGCAACGTCAGCATCGGCTACCAAATCCGCAATATGGACGCTAAGAATGATAGGGCTGGCACAGTCAGCGTTAATTCTTGGATGCCATACGAGGCTAGTATTGTGAGCGTTCCCGCAGATGCAGGGGTAGGCGTTAATCGCAGTGCTGAAACAAAAACCGTCATAGAAGTGAAGGAAACTCCAAAAATGACAGAACAAAATGTGGATGAAATCCGCGAAGCAGCATCAGAAGCAGCTAAGCGCGATTTTCAGAAGAATGCTGGCGAAATCATTAAGCTAGCGCAAAAGCACAACCGCAGAGATTTAGCCGACCAAGCAATTGGCGATGGCCTATCTGTTGCACAGTTCAGAGGCGTTCTACTGGACGCAATTGGCGAAGGCACACCGCTAGAGCAGTCTGTTGGTGCGGTTGAAATGTCAGCTAAAGAAGAGCGTGATTATAGCTTTATGAAAGCTGTTCGCGGTCTAGTAAACGGTTCTGGCTTACAGGGTTTAGAGCGTGAAGTTTCAGAAGAGATCGCAATGCGTTCTGGTCGTGAAGCTCGCGGGTTCTACGCACCAGACCATTTCTGGACAGGCAAGCGTGATTTAACTGCTGGAACAAACAGTGCTGGTGGTTTCTTGAAGCCTACAGAGCATCTAGGTAATGAGTTTGTAGACGCGCTTCGCGCCCGTCTAGTTTTCTCTGAGCTAGGCTCTCGCGTAATGTCTGGCCTTAAAGGTGATGTTGCTATTCCGAAGCTATCAACTGGCGTATCCGCTGGTTTCGTGGCAGAGAATGGTGCAACTTCTGAGGTTAACGCTGTTTTCTCACAAATTACAATGTCACCTAAATCGCTAGGTGCATTCACTGACGTATCACGCCTACTGATGATCCAAAGCGACCCATCAGTTGAGCAGATTGTTCGTGATGATTTGCTAAACAGCATTGCACAGAAAATCGAAGATGTAGCTATCGAAGGTGGCGGTTCTAACGAGCCTACAGGCATCACTGGTACTACTGGCATCGGTTCTGTCGCTATCGGCACTAACGGTGGCGATTTGACTTGGCAAGCAATCACAGACCTAGTTAAAGAAGTTGAAGTAGACAATGCCGCCATTAACGGCAAC